TCTCATCGGCTCGCTGCGTGATGTGACTGATGGCTTCGTCAGCGTCTTGCTTGTTGCGTGACACCGTGCTTGTGATCTGGTCCGCTCTGACATCGATTGATGCTATCTCGGAGCCCAGGGCGCCCTCGCGCTTGGCGAACATAAAGATGCCAGATGGATCCAGCTCGATGCCGGCAGCACGCAACAATTCGCCCTGCTCTGTCAGGATCGTGTCCTGGGCGTGCAGATCGACTGTGTTTTTCTGAACCTTGGTTTTTGTGTCTTCCAGGTCTTCGGCTGTTTTTTCCAGTTTTTCCTCGGTCTCCGCAGCCTCTTCGGCCATATCCTGCTGCGTCTGGCTCAGGCTGGCCAGGCTGCCGGCTGCGGAAAATGGCTTGTTGGCCAGATCGATGGTCACCCGGTCCGGTGTGTCCAGGACATCCGGATAGGTCATCTGTATGATCCGCTCGTCCAGGGTGATTCCACGACTCGCAAAATTAACCCGGCAGAGCTGGCCCAGGTCGAACATGTCGAAAGTGTCGCCGGAGAGCTTATACAGCTCATACCCGGAGATGTCGATCTGTACAAATGGATTCCCGTGCTCACGGAAGAATCTGGCAGCATATGCATCCGCATCCGGCCAGTCGGTAGTCGTGATGCCGGCCGTCTTTTCGACGATGCCCCACCGGCTCTGGAGGGTCGCATCGTCGAAGGTTCTGTATGTCGTGCTGCTGCTGTCTCCGGATTCGTTCGTGATGCTCAGATACAGCCTCGTGCACAGGTCGCCGTCGTCCCAGGAGATCCGGCCATCCTCGACATTGCGGGAGAGGCGAAACTCCGAGCGGACGTTCGACGGCTTGGCCAGGAAATTGATCGTCCAGGGCCAGGTGGAAAAATCATAGGAGAAATAATAGTCTTTTTCTTTGTCCCGCAGTTTGTTGAGCAGGTCGTACAGCTTGGTGTATTTGATCTTGTCCTTGTAGGTCGTGGAGCATGCACAGGTGCCCAGCTGCCAGTATGTGCTTTTCTGCTTGGCCAGGACCGCCTGGATGTACTCGGTGGGCGTGCCTGAGAATTCCTGCTCGCCGTCAAAGATCGAATCGCTCAGCACATCGACCATGTGCTTGAGCTCGTATGTGATCCCGTTGCCGAGCTCCTGGTTGATGGAGATCACGCGAAAGATGCCGGCGCTGCCGTGCTGCGTGTAGATCTCGACCATGGTATGCATGGCCAGGGATGCCGTTTTCTCAGGCAGGGTCATGGTTGCGTGGCTCGTGTCTTCCAGGGCCAGCGTCACGCTCAGCGCGGTGGGATCCAGGCGCCGGACCTCCTGGCGTGAGGCATCCAGCACCCTGGGCTTTCTGACTATCGTCCTCATGCCCACAGCCCCCTTACACTAAAGACCGCGTGCACCGGCTGATCCGTGCCGGATACCCGCAGCCGCGTGCCGGCGGTCCCAGGAATCACCAGCAGGTCATCGGAGCTCGCCGCTGTTCTGCAGCTCACTTTCTCCGCGCCGTTCCCGGTCAGCCGGAGGAGCCCGGTCTCATCGTACCGGATCACAAAAGTTTTATTCTTCGGGATTGCCAGCCCGGTGAAGCTCATCCACGTGGATCCAGCCTGGACCGTGATCGTGTTAAGTGCTGCCGTGCCTGAGTTGGTGATCGTGCACTCCACCAGGTCATAAGGTGCTGAGCCAGAGGGCTGCATGTCCACGTATGCGCTGCCGCCCGCTGCACTGATGTCCAGGTTGTATTTCTGCGGGTTCAGAGACTCCCAGAACGGGATCGCCTTCGCTGCGAATTGGATGTCAATCGTTTGGTTGATATCCCGGACGGCACCCAGGACAGGCCAGCCTCTGGGGATGACCTGCAACTTGCGGTCCGGACGATAGGAGACGGTCAGCTCTCCGCCGGCACGCATCCAGGAACCGATCTGCTCCACCAGCTGTCCTCTGAGCGTCCGGTCGTACAGCTCCCGGAGGATGATCTCCACACTGATCGTCAGCTCGGTCCGGTCATCGGCCAGGATCCGCTCGCCCCAGAAGCCGGGACGCTCGCCTGTGGTTGTGTCATACGTGGGCTGGTTTTCTGTTATTCCGTTTATTAAGATCTTGGGAGAAAGATCCCGCAATCTGCTATGATTGAGATAGATCTCCAAAGGTTGTCTCACGATCATGGGATCACCTCCTTTGCTTAATCATGGCGCCAATCTGTGCATTGACGATCGGGGCCACCATCTGGCCGACGATTTGCTTGTCCATCACGATGGTTGCATTCATAGCACCCTCACCGCCGACTGCGACCGGAGCCGCACCAGCTGATGCCCTGGGTGCTGCACCGTGGTATGCATATGCCGGTGCCGGAGTATTGCCTGCGATCGACAGCACGTCATTGACTGCCGCCTGGACACGCTGCCGGCCATCGAGCAGACCATTGACGAAACCGGCATCGAAATATCCGCCCAAGCCTTCGGCCACTTTGGACGGGCTGTGGATCTTGAGCGTTGCCTTGATCTTGTCGACAGCCGCCTGGGCGACTTTAGCCGCTGCAGCCACGACCAGACTCTGACCAGCCGCGATGCCATTAGCCAGGCCTGTGTCCATGTCCAGACCGATCTGGTGTGTGATGGTACTCGGTGAATGGCTGCCGGTTGTCTCTTTTAATTTATCGATCGATGTTTCCCCAAGGTCACCGGCTGCCGTTGTGACTGGATCCGTACCTTCGCCAATGCCCTCAGCCATACCGGCGTCAACATCGAGCCCGACTTGCTTGGCTGAATCTTTCAGTGTCTCCTGCTGCTCTGCCATGAATGTGCTGATCGCAGTAACCAACTCATTCATAAAGCTTTCAGCCTGCTGGCCCACTGGTTCGCCGGATGTCAACCAGTTCTCAATGCCACCTACGCGCTCCCATGTCTCGAACGCGCTGGTGTCTGCCAGGCTCGGCATTTCCTTCAGCATGGCCTCGGTGTCAAGCGAAGACATGAGCTGGATCGCTTCTTTGAAATTCCCGGCATATCCTTCATTCAGTGCCTGATTGAGTGTGCTCATAGCCGTAGATAGCGCAGTAACTTTCCCGGCTGCTTCTTCGTTGGCTGTGCCAAATTCCTCAGTCAGCTCAACATTCTTTTTAAAATTTGCTTTGTTGGCTGCATCTTGGACCGCTTGGATACCGGCAGAAATACCCAAAGCACCGGCAACCATCGCAGTCGTTGCGCCGGCTGTGGTAGCCAGAGCTTCGCCAGCCTTATCTATTACTTTCTTGTAAACCGGAGAGCCGTTGGATTTTGGCTGCACTGGTGCGCTCGGCGTGCTTGGCGCAGCAGGAGTATTTCCACCGCCGCCGCCACCGGCGCCGTTAGCCCAATCACTAATAGTTTTCAGATTGCCAAGCGTTTTAAAGTTGTTAATCAGTTGCAGGATATTGAGGGCAGTTTTTGCAGCTTCGATACCCGCAATAGCTCCGGCAACACCTTCCAGTGTTTTGACGATAGCATCGCCATTATTGCCGGCCCACTCGAGCGCGCTGGTCAATGCACTGATAGCATCCTTGGCGGCATTGATCGCATTGGCGAACGTTTCACCATTAATCTTTTCCTTCAGAGATCCAACAATTCCGGAAATAGCATCATTCAGCGAAGACATGGCTTCCTGGCCCTCTGCGGAATCCATGAATTCTTTGATTTTGCCAGTTGCTTCGCCCATGAGTTTGACCAGTTCGGTTAGACCAGGAGCCAGCTGTGCCCAGAAAGTTTCCTGCAGCGCTTGCCATTGCGCGTCCAGCTTTTCCTGCTCGTCGTTCAGAGCTCCGAGTGCATCGACATTCTCCTGGGAGACGGTCGCGTTCTCACTAAACCAATCCCAGGCCTCATTAAAACCTTCGCTGCCAGCCAGGATCAGCGGCATGAAATCACGCCAGTTATTGCCAAGAAGCTCGACAGCTGCCGCAGCACGTTCTTCCTTGTCGGTCATGTTGTGAAGAACATCGACCATATTCATCAGGATGTCTTTAGATGATAGAAACTCAGGATTTGCGGCTTCGTAATTGGCGCCAGCCTCACGAGTTGCGACGCCGAGTTCATTCCACCGCTTTTCCGCTTCCGTTACATAGACGATTTCGTTCTTAGCGTCTTCCGCGTGCTTGGCTATGCTTGCGCTTGTTTGCTCTTTCCACTCATTTGTTGATTTTTGTATCTGCGTCCACTCTTTGGCATAGGAATCAACAGGTGTATCGACGACTCGTGAGGTGTTTTTCAGCTTTTGGTATTCCTCGACGTCCATCTCATACTTGGATGCTTCCGTGGCAATATCGTCAGCCCACTTGCCTGCATCCGTACCCATGTCATAAACAGCCTTGGCGTACTGGGCTGCCTTTTTAATGCCTGCGATCATCTTCTGCTCGACATTGTCAAGAGAGTCGATGATACCCTGGAGGGAGACATTGGCACCTAATTGTGCCAGAGCAGTCTGCAGCGTTCCAGCCGTACCCTCTGCAGCGGATGCCTTATCAATAAACTCCTGATTCTGGCCTGCTGCTGTTTCTGCCGAGTTGCCCTGGCTTTTAATCTGAGAAGCAGTATTTTTTGCAGCACTCTCAAGATTGTTGAGCTTGGTCTTAGCCTGGTTCAACGTCGTCTGCCACTGCTGATATTTGCGGTCATTTTTGTCAACACCATTGGCTGCCATATCCGCAAGCGCCTTTTCAGCAGCTGCAACAGCTTCCTTTTGGGCTGCGATCTCTTTCTGCAGGATCTCAGCTTTTTTGGTCAGGTACTCCTGTGCGTCGCCGGTCTTCTTAAACTGGGACTCGGCCAATTTCAATTCGGAGTCAAGGACCTTTATACTGTTGGCAGCCTCTTTCATGGCTGACCTATATTGCTGCTCACCTTCCATCGACAGCCTGGTCTTGATCTCATGCTTTGCCATTAGTCCTCACCTCCGTTGTTTCCGAATTTTCGTTTTATGCCATGTTGTTGGTCGTCATAGTCTCGCCGGGTGATGTAGCAGTCACAGATCAGCCCGGGAGCCATGTGCTGCATTTCTGTATACCCGATGCCGGCAATCAGACCGTATGCCAGAATCGTCCGGTACAGCAGGCCGGTTTTCTTCCCTTCGGCCCTGTCCAGCTCTTCCAGGGTGACGTCCACGACTCTGCTGCCCTGGCCCTGGTTGTGATCCATGTGCATCCAGTCGTCCAGGGTCATGAGCAGGTCTGCACTCAGCTGGATGATCTGTTTGAGCCCGATCTGCTGGGCCACCTCGACTTCGGACATGGGTGCCGGTGTGGCGTCGATCTGGGCCGCGTGCCGGATCATGATGTCAGCCAGCAAAAAGATGGTTTTAACGTCGGTCTCCTGCAATTTGTCAGTAACTTCCTGCAGGGACCCGAGTTTCTCCTCCGTCTCCTCTAAGGCAGACAGAGGAAAAGCGAGCGCCACACGACGCTCGCCTATCTCTGAGTAGTGTTTTTTCATGCGGGATCACCCGCCGATCAGCCGCCCGAAGCGATGCCGGCCTTTGTATCGAGCCAGGCCTCCGCAGCCGCAGGAGTGTCGAAACTCTTGTAACCCCAAAAGTGGATCTTGCCATCGCTGGAGTTGTTGACGCCCATGCCGGTGCCGGTCAAGCTCGGGGTCTTCCAATCGATGTTCTCGCCTTTGGTTTCGGTCTCGTCGCCATTACGGGAGAGCTGGACCTTGTGGTACCAGATCGCCTTATAGCGCGTGACACCGTCAGAGCGTTCAACTTTGACATACCCGACGCCGCAGTACGGTGCGGGAGTGTCAGTCAGCTCATACTCGCCATTTTCTCCGGCTTCCATGCCGAGAGCGTACGCCTCGACCTCATCGGAGATGTTGGTGGTTGCGATGTCGAGCTCGTAACCAGTCACCCCGTTATCGTTATCCACGACACGGTCATCGCCATACAGCGGGTTATCAGACCTGTTGATGGTCACGTTACCACGCACAGCATGGCCCATAATTTTGCCGGGATTGTAAACAATCGCCTGGTTGTCGGTTTCGGTCTTGATGGTAGAAACCACAAGATGCCTCATGCCAATAACTGCCATTTATCTTCATCCTTTCTTGTGTGAGATTCCCTTGCCGGTGCCTTTGCCTTGCTGATGGATTCCGGAGACCGTAGGCACCTCACCGGTCTCAATGAAACGGCCCCAGATGTCTTCCATGGCCTTGACGGCCGGAGCTTCGCCAGCGGTCTCAGCCTTATCCACGAAATGGGAACCGGCCTTTTTGCTCCAGCCATAGTGCAGCACGAATGCCTTTGTGGCATTGCGCTGTCCGCGATCGTCCTCGCCATGAGGGTAGATGTCGGTGTATTTTTCATCACCGCCCAGAATTCCGTCATAGCCGACGTTGTCATGCATGGATCCCGTTTTGATGTGTCCGGCGTCCTCGATGGCATGCATCCAGGCGTCGGTCATCTCCTCCGCTCCGGACGTGAGCATGGCCGTCTGGACAGCCTGCCCTTTGTCTGCCATCTGGTTAAAAGTCTGGATGATGTCATCCAGGCCATCGGTTTTCATCCGCGCCATCAGCATCCCTCACAATCGAATATGTGATGGATCCATCCGGTCGTTGGCTCATAATCCACCTGGTGGACGACGGCCACTCGCGGATCCGCGTCCAGGACATTAAAAAAAGCGGTCGCGATTGGATCGGTTTCCGCTTTAGTG